GTAATATCAACAATGTCCGTGACCTTTGTATACACTTCGGTATATGTGTTACCAGACGTTGGTGTAACCACGACATTGATACTATTTGTATCTATGTTTGTATCTGGAATTGTAAAGATTGATTTAGGATTTGAAATGGAACTATATGTGAATGTTTTTGAAGTTAGTCTACCTTCATACAATTCAACATTTTCAAAAATAAATTGTGTTCCACTTTTCGTAACAGTTTGAGTATCTAGTACATTAAATCTGTAAGAAATGGCATCCACCAAACTACCAGCCACACTATAACCTCTACTTAAAGAGGAAGTTGCAGGAGTAGAATCGCCTGTTTCAACTGTAATTGTGACGATTGCTTTTGGTGAAATTACGGAGTATGGTGTGTAACCTAATGTTTTAGCGTGAGATATAACCGAATCACGCAAAACTGCTGTATCCAAAAATGATTCGTTTGCAACCATGTTGAGATAGTAGGCATTATAATGTGTGTTATAAGCCAACAAATCCAATAGTACGCTAAGACTAGAACCTTCAAAGTAGTAGTCTGTAAATTCATTTTGTTGTTTTAAAAATGTTTTTAAATTAGTCTTGATTGTTGAAAAATCAAGGTCTGTAATATTTAAACGGTCTGCCATTTGTTATCGAATCCGTTCTAGGAAAAATGTAATTGATAGAGGTTGAGTTTGATTTACAATCATAAACTTCATTTCAACCTGGAATCCATTATTGTCGAAATCTGCCTTAGCAGTGGTTTCCAACAGATTCACTCTTGGTTCATAGTTTCTGACCGATTCTGCTATTTCACGTTCGATAGCGGAAGCGGTAAGTGTGTCGAGGTTTTCAAATAGAAGTCTTCGGATATTGCTGCCAAAATCAGGATTAAACGGCTTCTCATAGTGTGCCGTCATAACAATATTCTTGATGGAATTGATTACAGCTCTTTCCGCCACAAGTTTATTCACATCCTTCCTGATTGGATGGATGGTAAAATTCAAGTCGAGGTCTTTAAACTCTCTTGCTATATTGGTTTGAACTGTTGCCATTTTCTATTTATGCGTTTATTCGGGTAAGTAATTTGTCTGTTCCAACTATATTTTGAAATAAGTAATCATCTGCGGAACCACGTTGGCTATACTTTTTTAAGTCTCTGGCTTCATTTACCACAGTTCTAGCGTTCACATAATAATTTTCATCATGTAACCTTCTGGTGTAAATCAAATCTTTGATTCCTGCTATGTTTGTGTCTATTGTGGTCACAATTGATAGACTCAAATTGGACACTCCACTTACACTAACACTGGCATTGATAGTATTTGCGTATGTTGAGATTGTGGTAATATAAGAATTTACTGTATTTCCTATTAACAAACTGGTGAAACTTCCCAAAACTGGAGCTGAGTTTGAAACTCCAGATGTTTGATATGCTATGTAAGACAATGTTTTTCCGAGACCCATTGCAGAATCATAGAATGGTTTATCATTATTAGTTTCATCAACCTGTGACATTGGAGTTACACCAGATATCCTGTTGGTGTGGGCTACAAACTTGGTTATTTCGCCCTCTACAGTAACATAATTTGGTGCCATTTCAGTACCAGCATTATAAGTGTAACCTGTTAGAAAATTACAGGTGTTTGCGATATTAGAAAATAAATTTGTGATTGCGCCGGTTGAACCACCATTTGATGGAAGGCTTGTTGAAATCAATGAAATGGTTGTGTTGACTGTAGCCATACTTGTTGAGAATGGGTTTGTAACATAACCGTTTACAGTATTGTTAGCAATGTCATTGGATTGCCATTCTTCCAAAATTGGAGGAATAGAATCTAGATAATTTTTTGTGTCGTCTGAATATTCACCAACCCTGTCCTCAGGGTCATTAAAATTATATCCTAATCTATCAAATAATGTAGCCATTTAATTTCCAATCAAATCATGCGTGTGTAAGGAGGCCCGTAAACTTTACCAGGATGAAGGTGAATGTTGTACATTGTGGTGTTAATCAAGTCGGTCATCCAAATAGCATTAGAGACACCAGAATTAACAATACCAAATGTCGCTAATGGTGCAGTCATGGAAAGTAATGAAACAATTGGGCCAGCCGTAAAAATAGAAACAGGTATTGCTAGTGGTGAAGCGGGAGTAGGAAATCCTAATGATAAACCGCCAGTGCCTGAAGTAAATCCCATAAGGCCTGCACCAATACCGCCAAGTGGTCCAGTATCTATACGACCTAATCCAACAGGGTCTTGCACAAGTAATGAATAGCAAGTTACAGCACCTTCAATCACCAAGTCACCTTTGATGATTTTACTATCACCTGTCATAAACTTCATGTAACCGAGCGCTGTAGGGTTCACACCAAGATTACAGTTACCACTTGATATTATGCTCAAATCTCGTTTTGTTGAAACACTGTAATCACCTTTTACATAAAGTATGTAATCTCCATCAACTCTTTCATACTTGTCACCTTTAGTGTGTACAATAGAATCACCCTCAATTGTGATACTGCAAACACCCTTAACCAACATGTTTCGGTTTTTTAAATGTATTTCATAACCATCTCCAAAAACTTTATGTACTTCATCACTATTTGGATGAATTTCTGTAAAAGTTCCCGTTCTGTGTTGAATACGCACACGCTCGCGGCCAGGTGTGTCATCTAATTCAATAGAATGGAGAGATTCGGATTGCCATATTTTATTGTAAGGATAAACAGGAGGATTTTCCGCTGCTGCAGGCGATTCTGGTTCCGTCCAAGACCTATCAAAAGTTGGTTTTAAAGCGAGTGTTGCTTTATCTTCCGTTAAAGGCGTTTTAACATCACCTGTCAATAAAGTGCCAGGGGTTGTACCAGAAGCAGTTATTGTGGCCGCTTGTGTCAGACTGTTTAAATTTTGTGCTAATGTAGCCATTTAATTTCCTATAATATAATCAGGGACCATTCGATGCACCGTCACTAGATGTAACTGGTGCAGGTGAAGCCGCCGCAGCTGCGTTTGCATCTGCCGTATTGTTTGTTACTAAACCTTTAAAATAATCTAAAGCTTCTTTTTGTTCTGCTTCACTTGTTGGTGTAACAAACGCAGCAATAAGTTGAGCAGGGAAAGTAATAATCTTTACTGTTTCGGTTATAATTTGTCCAGTGATGTTAATGGTTTCTTGAACTTCTTTTATCAATTCACCGAAATCACTACCAAATCCTAAAGAACCAAACATGTCAGAAAATATTCGTGCTAAGGCACCTAGAAATTCAGCTAAACACTTCCTCAAAAATGCTAGAAGTTTTGCTGGCAAACTTAAAATATAGTCAATCATCGCACGAATATATCGAACAATTCGAGTAACGACATTTAAAGCTGCATTAACAAGTTTTAAGAAATCCCTAATTTCTCTTAGTAGTCTATTAAATTTACGGACCGTTTCTGTAATCTTTTTGAGTGTTCCACTTGGGTCTAAATTCATTGCTGACGTAATACCATTAACCAAGAATCTAATCAACTCACCAAGTTTAGACAACAAAACTTTTGTCCAATCAGAAATGCCTTTCAATTCGTTTGATATATCACATACATGTTCTCTGCGAGCATTTGTTTCCGCATGTACTGTTCCGTTGACAACACCTCTGGAGATTCTTGGTAACGTTGGTTCTCCAACTTTACCATCTTGTGCATAAACAGGTTTTCTTGGACCGGTGTTAATTTTTGCTTGACTTCTGGGGTCAGTAAAACCAGCCTGAGGTGCAGCTTCGTTTATGTTGTTGTATTGAGTTACTCGTGCTTGTAGACTTTCAACCAATCTTCTTTGGTCATTAATCTGAGCATCAATAGAAGCTATGTCACTACGTCTTTGTTCTGAATCAGGAGAGTTGTTTAATATCTCACTACGTCTTCTGACTAAATTATCTAAAGATTGTCTTTGCTTACTCAACTCATCCTTCAAAGCATCAACAACGTCAGTAGAAGACGTTACTTCTCGTCTGGTATCTGAAATGATGCCAGGAAATACTCCCATAACAACCGGTTGTTGTCCTTCTGAGCCATCTAAGAAATAACCCATGACCCACTCACCTTCTTTTGGCCCAGCAATTAAAGCTGCGCCATTAGTTGGTAATAATATTTGAGCCCATGGTAACTTGTCAGTTGGTAATTCTGATTTATTGTCTGTGTGCCAACCAATGATTCGTACACGAATACGACCAACTTTTAATGGGTCACCACGGTCTTCTACAATACCAACCCACCAGATAAATCCGTTTTTACCGGCAAAATCTGAATCACTCATTATTTGTTCCTAGAATCATTAATTGCACCACTATCCGCTGTGTATAAAGGCCTGTTTGTTGAATCTGTAGCAACCTCAAGGACAGTCTCGTGTTTATTTTGTTTAAACATGTGTCTCGCTGCTATGATTATGTATTTTCCATTTAAAGCGTCATCCACACCATCAACTTGGCCACCAGCATTTCTTGGTGGAAAATCCAACTGCAAATTGAATCCTGACGATAAAACAAAGTTACCTGGCAAAGTTAACTGTACTCTAGTTTGCAACAAATTATAGATGATTGCTTTTCTTTGATAAACATAGTTATCGGTGTCATCTATCAAGGTTGCTGTCTTTGGGTCATTTTCTTTTGTCCAAGTATTGTTTGCTCTAGCACTCTGAAAAGGATAAACAACAATTTTGGATTTGTACATACTTGAAGCATCTTTACCGTCTTTGTTCTTAGACACGTTGACGTTTGGATACTTGTTTGCGTGATTTGATTTATTATACATGTCCAAGAAGTTAATTTCTTTTATTTGTATTTTTCTTGTGAGTGTATCAAAACCAACAAATCTACCGGCATACATTCCGTTTTTAATAGTTTCTGGCAAATTAAATTGTGATAAAATTTTCACACTTGTTGCACCGAACAATTCGTTTGATACTTCATTTACTAGATTTTTTGGAGAAAAATTAACTCTGAACAAGGGCTGTTGTTGCAACATTGTTGAGAGTGATATGAAGTTATACCCAGTTTTATTTTGGAAAAACATAAAATCAGGCGAACCGCTTTCATTGATTGACCGTCTTGCTAACCAATTTATCGTATCAAAAGGACTCAAATTAGGAACAACAATCGAATGTAGACCTCTTGTCTTTTCAATATAGCCAACTCGTTTTTCTGCGATAGGAACTTTTAAGTATTTCGCTAAAACAATACTTGCCATTTGATGATAGTTTCCCTCAAATGATTGTTCCACTTTTTGTTGTTCGGAGTAAATATATTCTTCGGACATAAAATGAAGAATATAACTTTCAGAGGTCATTGAGTTTGGATTTCTATCCGAAATTTTATAAACACGAAACGATTTATCGAAAGAAGTAATTTCATCCAAAGAATCATTTCGACTTTTTGTTATTTGAACATTGATGAACTCACTAC